CTAATGAAGAAAAAAAACAAAAAGTTAAAGAAAAGAAACTTACTAGCAAAACTACTAAGACTGCCAAAATTAAGAATGCAAGTAATACAAAACAAAAAAGTATACAATCGAAAGAAACAATCAAAGCCAACCTAGTAAAAATTATGGATAAAGTTGATAAAGATATAAAAGATATATCAAAGAATTTACAAATTAAAAATATTATTAAGTTAGATGTTATGGCAAGTGACCAAGCATCTCTTGATATTTATAATGTACCCTTCTATAAAAGTGAAAATATTTATTTAGATCAATTACAGATACAGGATTTAAGACAGCTATATACTAAGACAACTTTAGCTAGTTATACATCAACAGATCCTATAACTTTAGTAAGAGAAAAACTAAATAAGATAAGTATAAAGAAAAATAAAATACTAATAGAACTGGAGCAATTAAAAAATGGATAAAATTAAAGGACAATTAGCAGGTGTAGCTGCACTACTTGGAGTTATTGCAGCAATAGGTGGCGGGTTTGTAAAGTATGGTGAGATTGTTACAAAGTTAGATGCATTAGAATCACAGGAACACTCAACAGTTGATACATCAAATATTGAAAGTGCAATAGCTGTACTAGAAGAAAAAGTTTCTAAGTTAGAAAATGCAGATACATCACATGAACATGACTTTGATCATACACATGATAGTACTGCTACTAAAATACTTGAAAAAGAAATAGAATTATTAAAAGTACAAATAGAGGAAATAAAAATTAGTTCATCTAATCCCCTTGCTAATTAATGTATCTTAATGCCAACATACCAGTAATAGAATGCTGGGTAAGGGGTAACTATCTTAGGGATCAAAAAGATTCACACGATAAATACTTTGAGGTAGGTGTATTTGGTTTTAGTTCTATTCCAAACAGAGTACCTATGTTTCATTTTTTAATGGAAGATGGTGGTCTATGGTGGAGAGCACCTATATCAGCTTTCTGTGCTAAACCTGGGGTAAAAGAATTACCATTAGATGAGTTAGTAATGTGGGATTGTTTTAGTTATAATGTAAGTGTTACAACTTTCTATGAACTAGCTGGTGCTACTATCCAATACACATCTAGACGTAAAGTAAAACGTAAAGGTAAATACTTATTTACAATAGATTGGTGTGCAGGAGACTTTAACGAATTAAATTTTGGTTATGCAGAGAAACCAGATCAACATAAATGTGGCCATGTGCTTGCATTAGAAGATGGAAACTATGCAATACAGCCAAATAACAGACTTAAAATGTTTGATGCATCTATGGGTGTTGATCCAAACAAAAACTTAATTAATAGATTAGTAAGCAGTAAAATATATTCGGTAGAAAATTCAGCTAAATGGATTACTGATGAACATGAAGAAGGCAGCTACGACTACAAGTTAAAAAACTTAGAGGAAGATGATGACAAATAAAAAAAGCACAGTAAATAAAGCTGGCAATTATACTAAACCTGGTATGAGAAAAACAATCTTTAATAGAATTAAAGGACAGGCTTCTCACGGTACAGGTGCAGGTAAGTGGTCTGCTAGAAAAGCACAAGCACTAGCTAAAGCATACAAGAAAGCAGGTGGAGGTTACAAATAATAATGGCACTTGCAAAAAGTCAAAGGAGTTTAAAAGCATGGGGAAAGCAAAAGTGGAGAACGAAATCTGGGAAGAAGTCTTCGGAGACTGGGGAAAGATATTTGCCAGAGAAAGCTATCAAGAGTCTATCAGCTTCGGAATATGCAGCGACAACAAAAGCAAAGAGGCAGGGAACAAAGAAGGGAAAACAATTTGTGAAACAGCCAAAAGGGATCGCAAAGAAAACATCTAAATATAGGAGATATAGCTAATGTATGGAATGAAAAAAACTAATATGAAAAAGAAACCAACTGGTATGAAAAAAAAGTATAAAGGTTTTTCTAAATTACCAGAAGGTGTACAGAAAAAAATAAATAAAAAACTATCTAAAAAAGTATAATGGCAAAGTCACCCGCATGGCAACGTAAAGAAGGTAAGAATCCTAAAGGTGGATTGAATGCTAAAGGTCGTGCATCTTATAATAAATCTACTGGAGGAAATCTAAAGGCTCCTAGCAAAACAGTTGGTAATAAAAGGCGTGCTAGCTTCTGTGCAAGGATGAAAGGGATGAAGAAGAAACTTACTTCAGCTAAGACAGCAAGAGATCCTAATAGTAGAATTAATAAGTCACTTCGTGCTTGGAATTGTTAATGAGAGATACAAAACTTATCAATGCTTATGTAGTTAAACAGGCTAGAGATAAAAAGCAGTTAGAACTATTTAGAAATTTAAAGAAAGAAGTAGAGACAGGTGCTAATGGTACTCAAAATTACATGATAAAGAAAGGTGTAAATAAAAATACAATAGCCAAGAAATAAAAAAGGGGAGCCATGTAGACTCCCCCAGCAGGTAACAACAAAGACACACAGATATTACTCTGGGTGTCTTTTTTTTTGGGCTGATTGGTACATAGATCTATCACCCCATCTCTTTCTCCAGAGAAAGCTACTAAGATTAGAGGCGTATCTTTCTAGATACTCCATGAATATGTTATGCCAAAATAATTTTCTAAATGTTTTGTATAAGTTGTTTAACATCATTTTCTAATTTTTTACCTAGCGAGTTAGCGTGATTAATTATTGCTGCACAAAGATTAGCTTGATAAGGGAAACCTCTTAATGCTTCCCTAATCTTACCAACAGGCTTTCCACCATAGTCAATTACTATAGCATTCTTTTCATTAAGACCAATCTTCAATTCAAATAGCAAGCCTGTGTAAGGATCGTCATTATTTTTTGTCGACATCCTTTCCTCCATTATGCTCTAAAAGTTGAAGTGATGTCATTATGTGCATTAGTGCATACACTTCAGCATATGGTCTAGCCATTAAGTATTTCATTATATCCTGTAATTGTTTTGCATCAATAATATACTGTTTTGCTTTTGGTTGTGTTTCTTTCTGTTGTGTTTCTTTATCCATTATTTTCTCCAAAATGTTTATTTAATGTTTCTATATTTTCTTCAGCAGTAGAAACTATATTTACTAACTTATCTAGTTCTTCTGTGAATTGTGGGTGCTCACCAATACCTACAGGGTTATGTAGATATACACATATCTTTGCTGTCGCATCGTCTATTTGTGCTTTGTATTTTGATAACAAAGCATCTATAAGAAGTTGGCTTACATCCATTATTGTGCCCCCTTAAATTGGTAGTATTTATTTTCTACTAACTCTGCATCATCTAGATACGGATTAGCTTTAGCTGATTCAGATTCTCTAGCATCTCTTACTGTTTGATTTAAAGTTCTACCTTCCTTTAAACATCCATGTACAAAGTCATCGACTTCTAGTATTGCCTGCTTAACTCTTCCCATTACTGACCTCCTTTATTAGTCTATTTAAATACCAACTAGCTTTTTGTAAATCTTCTAGTGGCTCTCCTTTAAACTTATATCTTGAAACATATTTCAAGACATTACCTTTTAAGTATCCATGATACTCGTCACTCTCCATGCAATCACGAATAACATCTATAGTTTCCTTTTTACCATGCATATAATGTTTAGGAGAATTTACATTATCTACATTTAGAACTTGTATTTCTTTAGGTGGAGTTACATTCATACATTAGTCCTAACTATATGTTTTCTTAAAGCACGAACAAGTTCTTCTATCTTATCAATACAACCAATTAAATCTTTATCAGTTATATATTTTTGTTGTTCTCTTAGTTTATCATATTCTCTTAATGATATATTAACCATAGGGCTAGGTGGTTCTGACTCATTTTCATAAGACATATCTACACTCTGTTCCATTTTCTTATTGTGTAAATCTTTAGCCTTATCCCACTTTTCTTGGTTCTCTTTAGTTAGTATCATTTATATTTTCTCCTAATGGTATTATACTCTACCATTTCTAAATCGTACTCACCTTTACTTACATTGCGTTTAACCACAAGTCCACTCCACCACATTTGCTGTGTAGCTTTAGCATAGTTTTCCTTATGATGCAAGTAACATCCAGCAGATAATCCCATTAATTTTCTACCAGAAGGTACTGCACAAATAGCATAATCAAATGTGTGTATATGTCCTACAGTAGAAGATACTTTGTTTTTTAATAGGAGAGAACGAGCAACATTGTCACCGCTAATAGGCTTACCCATGACACCAGTAGGATAGTTATGGCAATAATATACACCATCAACATTGA